AATACTCTGAAATTGAACAGTTGATTAGACTACAAAACCACCCAAGCCTAGTTAAAGTTTCTACAACAGAAGCAGGTGCTGGTGCTGGTGCAATCATTCAAATGGATGAGAATATGGATCCAGGCTTGAAGCCATATTTGTTACAACCAAGTGGTGAAAGTTTAGAAAGCCTATACAAAAGTGTAACAGCCAAAGTAGATGCTATTGATAGAATTGCACACCTAGGAGCAATGCGTGAAAACAAAACTTCATCAATGAGTGGTGTGTCAAGACAAATGGAATTTGAACAACTTAATTCAAAACTATCAGAAAAAGCAGACAACCTAGAACTTGCTGAAGAGCAGATGTGGAGACTGTTTGCTGTCTATCAAGGTAAAACTTGGGACGGATCAATTGACTATCCAGACAGTTTCAACATACAAGACAAACACTCAGATATGGGCTTGTTAGAAATGGCGGCAAGAACAGCACCTGCAGATCCAAGTGTAAAAGCACTACTGGACTTCCGTGTTAAGATGCTGTTGGATGATGAAGAAGAGTTTATATATGATGATGTTGAACGTATGAAAAGCCGCATTAAGAGAAATGCTGAAATGGAACATTCAAGTCTTACAACCGCTACATTTGATGCACACATTGCTGAGATGGTTCAACAAGGCTACACAATGGAACAAATCGTTGAACTACATCCAGAGTTTTTAACTATTCTTACACAAAGGTTAGCCAATGCGTCACAGCCAAGCAACTAAGAAACCTGGCAAACAACTAACGCCATTGAATCAGCCTTGGTTGTATTATCAACCATTTGATACTGATCTAGCAGAAACGCTGATCAAGTATCACTTTGAAGGATATCAAAAGGATTATCCTAAATGGAAAAACCGTTTGAATATGACAGCAAGAAAGAGATGCAGAAGACATCTGTTAGCACTACATAGACTAACATATTGGATGCGTCAAGAACTACAAAAGCAATATAATGAATTTGATGACGTTACAGAATTTAAACAACAATTAGAGGATCCTAGATATGGCGAAGAAAGCAACACTACAACCAACCTATAAAGGATATAACTGTAAAACGGCTGGATGCGGAGGGCATAAAGCAGGGCACAGTTATGCATCAAGCGGTGGAGCAACACCATCACCGCACAGCCAATCATTTAATGAGGGTATGAACACTTATCAATATGCTATTACAGCACCTAAGGTTGCAAAACCAAAGAGTTTGATAAGTTCTAAAGTATTAGGAGCACTTGCCGCAGGTGCGGCACTTGGCGCTAAGAAAGGAGGCTAAAACTATGGCTATGAAGAAAACAAAGAAGAAATCAAAAAAACGAGGCAATCGTAAGTAAACCAACCATTTAACACCGCTATATTAGAAATGGTGATAAATAAGTTTACAACAAATTACTCTAAGGAGGTAGTGTAACGATGGACACAACAACAACCACGGAAGCAATAGAGAATACTGACGCTCACGCAAACCAAGACAGTCAGGCAACAGAGACAGAAGCACAAGGAAGAATGTATTCGCAAACTGAGTTTGATGACGCTATGGCGAAAATGAAACACGCAGTTACGAATAAAGCAATTCGTCCTTATCAAGAACTTGGAGACATTGAAGAACTCAAACAATTGAAGACACAGGCTGAACAAAAGCAGACTGAAGAAGCAATGAAAAAGGGTGAGTTTGAAAAGGTCCTAAGTGATATGGCTTCAAAAAAAGACGCTGAGATCGCAAAACGAGATCAAGTCATTAGAGAATATAGGGTGGATACACCTTTGGTTAATGCGGCGGCAAAATACCGTTCAATCAACCCAGGACAAGTCACATCGTTGCTGAAAGGCAATTTACGATTAGGCTCAGAAGGGGAAGTTGAAGTAGTAGGCGCTGATGGAACAGTAAGATATACAGACAACGGTTCAGCAATGGGCGTTGATGATTTGGTAAAAGAATTTCTTGACACAAATCCACATTTTGTAAATCCTACTCCAAGCACAGCCAACACACAAAGTTCTGTAATGAATGAAACTAAGAATGTTGATGTTAGCAAATTGGATATGTCAAATCCAGAACATAGAAAAATATATGCAGAACTTAGAAAACAGTCTGCATAGCCTAAAATATAAGGAGAACTATAATGGCTAATAATACTACTATCAATAGTGAACTCTTTACCAATCTGTTGGCTGAAGCACAGTTTGCGATGTATGAGAATTCAATTGCTCGTCAAATCGTAACACCGTTCAACTTCCCATCAAACGCAGGTAAAAGTTTACAAATCCCAGTTTATTCTGGTGTAACAGCAACAGCACTAACTGAAGGCACAGCGCCATCAGCGGCAGACACTAACACTACAAGTGTTGCTCTTGCTTTAGCAGAAGTTGGAACATACTTCCAAGTAACAGATATGTTACGTGACTCAGCACAACGCGACGTGATTGCGGACTTAGGTTCACAAGCAGGTAGAGCGATTGCTGAAAAAATGGACGCAGATGCATTTGCATTGTTTAGTTCATTCACTAACTCTGTAGGAACAGAAGATGGTGTGATCACAGTTGATCATATTCTTGACGCTGTTGCTACTCTACGTGGCAATAAAGTTATTGGTCCGTTGAGTTGTGTTCTTGGCCCACGTCAAGCACTACAGTTGAAGAAAGAACTAGCAGGCACAGGTGGAACTACAGCACTTACAGCAAACGCTGTGGGTAATGAAGCACTTCGTGGCTACTACATTGGCACACTAGCAGGTTGCACAGTATATGAATCAAGTCTTGTTAAATCAGACCTAGATACAGATGCTGACGCAGAACTGAATATGGTTGGCGCTGTATTTGCTCCAAGTGCTATTGGACACGCTATTCGTGGCGGAGTTACAATGGAAGAGCAACGTCAAGCGGCGGCTCGTGCAACTGACATTATGATTAGTGTTGTAAAAGGCGAAGCCATTTTACAAAACACTCACGGTGTTAAGATTGTAGGATCAGCAACTGACTAATAATTAGGGCAACTTAATTGTTAATACGTCAAGGAGGGGGTTTGGAAACATTCCCCCTTTTTGGCACTTATTAAACTGGTATCTAGCGAATTCGCTAAATACAATATAAGAGACAGAAGGACTGTTTCAACTATATAAATCACGGGGAAGGACTTCGTATGGCATACGCAACTATTCAAGACTTGCTAGATGTTGACCCACACATTACAGAATATGGTGTGCTGGAGTTTGACGCAGAACTTGCAAGATCAGAACAAGAAATCAACAGACTCTTATCAGTTAGATGGTTCCCAAGTTACAACAAGGGACGCACTGACATTCGCTATTCCAACTTAGCCGTCTTAATGGATGAAACAAAGTTGGATCCAACACAATGGACCAAAGCAACAGTATTTCACGCACTAGCATATCACATTTGCCCTAAACTTACAAAGTTTGAGGCTGAATCAGATCGTTTTAGAGAAATGATGGATTATTATCGTGGTAGGTTTGAAGATGAATTTGACTTGTGTTTACGTCAAGGCGTTCGCTATGATGCAAACGACGACAATGTATTCCAAGACGTTGAAAAAACTCCAGACGTGTTTTTAAGATTGCGAAGATAGAGTTGACTTATGAGCATTAGAGAAGACTTAGCCAACAATATAGTTGAAACCCTAGCAGAAATTAGTTCACCTCAACCTGTTCTAATTACTCGTCAACCCTTCAATGTAGAAGAGTTGGCAATTACACAATTCCCCGCCATCGTAGTCCAAACAACAACTGAAGATAGAGAATTACTCACTATGGGTTCTGCTAGTGGCAGAAAACAAGGTGTGATTCGTTATCAAATCCGTTGTTTCGTAAGAGGCAATGAATTAGATTCAAAACGCAATGACTTAATTGAAGCCATTGATGAGATTCTTGATGGCGATAGATACAGAGACAAAACACGTTCAGTCGTAATGGACTCAACCGTTGTGAGCATTGACATTATAGAACGTCAAGCGCCACTGGCTGAATTTGTAATGAATTTTGATGTTACATATAACTATGTGATGAAAAACAACTAAGAGCCAGAGCGTGAGGGCTAGGTTTAAAGGAGAACTAAAATGAAGATAACAAAGAATGGAATAGTCAAATTTATTGATGAATCAAGACTTGATTATTACGAATTACAAGGTTGGAGTGGAGACGAAAAAGTCAAACTAAAGCCAGTAAAAACTACGGTAACAAAAAAACCCGCCGTTGACGAAGAAAAAGAATCTTCTTCAGAAGAGGCAGTAACAACACTAACAACAAATGAAGATAACAAAGGAGAATATTAATTATGGCATCTTTAGTAGGTAACGCAGGAGTCATCAACGTGAATTCACAAGCGGTGGCAGAAGTAAGAAGTTATTCAATAGAAATCACTTCAGACACAATTGAAACAACAGCAATGGGCGATGCAAGTCGTCAGTATATCAAAGGGCTACACGCTTTTTCAGGATCAGCAGATGTATATTGGGATGCAACGCATTTTGACGCATCAACTAATCCAGACTTAGACGGCTTAATTCAAGGTGCAGTAGGTTCAGCACCAACAGCACTTGTTGTATATCCTGAAGGCACTGGAGCAAACTGGAGTGGCAACATTCTTGTAACTGGCTATTCAATCACCGCACAAATGGACGGTATGATTGAAGCAAGTGTAAGTTTCCAAGGCTCAGGCCCATTAACATACGCAACATCGTAAGAATTTAGAATGGCACGAGTTGATATTACAGGTATCAAACAGTTTATGGAGGCGGCATCCCAAGAGATTGCGGCAACCATAGACAGCCACGCTGACTTAATCCATAAAACTGTGGTGACAAAAACACCAAAGCGAAGTGGAAACGCTAGACGCAACTGGAAGAAAACTAGTAGCGACAGCACAGGTTTTGAAGTTGAAAACCGTGTGCCTTATATAGAGCGTTTGGAGCAAGGTTCAAGTAAACAAGCACCAAGGGGTTTCACTAAGCAAACCCTTAGGGCTACATCTAGAAGGAGAAAATAGATATGGACGGAACAAATCAAACCGTAAGACCAATAGAAAAAATCACTGGACATTTTAGAAATAAAATTACAGGACAGATGAAATCTATCCAAGTTCCTGAATGGGATATGGAAATTTACTTTAAAGAAGTAAACACATTAACAGAAGAATCAAAAATGTTAAGTCTTGCCCAACAAGGCAAAACAATTGAAGCACTTGTAGAAACACTAATCACAAAAGCACGTGATAAGGATGGAAACAAGATCTTTAGACCTGCGGATAAAGTCACACTGATGAATGAAGCAGATCCCAACGTGGTTATTAGAGTCACTGGGGAAATCAATAGTGCCAATGCAGATTCAAATATGGAGATTGCAGAAAAAAACTTAGAGGAGATCCAGATCTAGTTTTCGCTTTTAGATTAGCGAAGGATTTGGGTCTCCCCGTAACGACGGTGTTTGAAATGACAACAGCAGAATTTGCAGGCTGGGCGGCTTTCTATAAAATGGAAGCAGAAGAAAATAAGAAAGCAATGCAGAATTCTAAAAATAAAAGGGGACGGTGACCGTGGCACAGGATATTTACATTAGGTTTAAAGGCGACGCAAGTCACCTTAACCGCACACTAACACAAGTTAATAGAAGTATGCGAACTCTTGACCGTAATGGTAAAGGGGCACGCAAAAGTTTAACTCAAATTGAAGGTGCGGCTGGTAGAGTATCCTCAGCATTGAAACTTGCTGGTGCGGCATTTGTAGGCTTTGCGGCCACAAGCGGCATTAGAGGTATCATACAAGCAACCACAACCTTTGAAGGCTTTAGAGCACAACTTACAGCATACCTAGGCTCACAACAAAGAGCCAATGCTGAGTTGGCAAGAATGGAACAACTTGCAAAAGGTCTTCCTCAAACACTACAAGACTTAACCAATGGATTTGTTGTTCTCAACAGATATGGTATAAGCACAGCCAATGCCAGTATGACAGCATTTGCAAACATTGCAAGTGCCAATAATAAAAATATGAGTCAATTGGCAGAAGCACTTGGTGATGCACTCACTGGTGAATATGAACGTCTAAAAGAATTTGGTGTTAAAGTAAGAAGTGAAAACGGAAGAACCACTGTATTACTAGGCGATCAAATACTAGGCGTTGCAAACTCAGGACAAGAATTAATTAGTTTAATTGAAGACCTGGGTGAAAAAGGCGGCAAGTATTTTGGAGCGGCTGAAGCACAAGCAACCACACTAACTGGTGCTCTCAGTAGAATGAGTGACTCAGTTACACGAGCACAAAGAAATATTGGTGACGCTGGCTTTGGAGCGGCTGTTGGGCAACTAGCAGATAGAATGAGCACCGCACTTGACACAAATACACAACTAACAGAATCAATATCAAGGGGACTTACACAAGCAACTCTACTTGCAGGTGATGCATTGTTCTTGTTGTTTGAAAACTTTGACAAGGTTCTAATTGCTGTTTCAGCATTGATTGGTATTGGTATTGTTAAGTTTATGTTCAATCTAGGCAAAATGATTATTACAACAACCGTTGTTGCTGTAATGGGTCTACTCAAAGCCTTTAAAGGTCTAGCAGTATTCTTAGTAAGAACACTTATTAGAGGAGCACTTGGTGCTCTTGCACTTGCCTTTGGTAAAATTGTATTAGTAACAGGAGCCGTTGCCGCGGCGGCATATGGACTTGCGGCGGCTTGGGATTGGGTGTTTGGCACATCAATGAAACAATCAATTGATGACTTTGCTGGCACAGCAATGGACAAGATATCAGAAGTTACAAATGAAATTACAGGTTTAGGTGCAGAAGCATTTGAATCAGTAACAGGCATTGACAGTCTAAGTGACGCACTTGAGACAGGCAAAAATATAATGGGTGATATGCTTGGTGTTACAGGCAGTCTAACTGATTATCGTGCAGAACTAGCAAGACGCACAGAAGAACTACTTGAACTAAGCAAGAAAAACAATGTTCAAATGAGTCAAGAAGAAGCGGCTACAGAGGCGCTTAATGATATGAAACTCAAAGGTCTTCAAATTGAAGAAGCAAGAATATCAAAATTAAAAGAATATCAAAAAACACAAGAAACAGCATTATCAAACACAGCGGCCGCACTTAATTTAGAAATTAGTTTATTAAATGAAACTGAAAGTGTTAGAAAAGCACACCTAGCAAGTCTCAAAGCAGAACAAGACTTTATTGAGAAAAATGTAAATCTCAAAGACGGTGAAGCGGCGGCATTCCGTAAAGTAATTCTTGCAAGAGAATTAGAAATTGCTAAAATACAAGAAAAATTACATTTAGAAAAAGCACTTGTAGAATTTAGACGTCAAAGCACAGCCGCAGAAGAAGTAAATGCAGGCGCAAGTGCATTTGGCAGAGCCAATCCTTTAGAAGGCGTAAACCAACAATATGCAAAAGAATTAAAAGGCTTAGATCGTTTACGTGATAGAGACTTAATCAACGAAGAAGAATATCTACGCACCAAAGCCAAACTGAATGTAGAACACAGCGAAAAGATGCTGGATCTACGCAAAAAAGATGCTCAAGAACAAATGAAGTTGAATGGTGTTACTAACCAATCAATAGTTGATGCTGTAACATCACAGATGGATGCTGTTGCTATGATTCAACAGGGTGGTGTAGTAGGCGCACAAGGCGCACTATCAGCAATGAATAATGTGTTGGGTCAAATGGCTGGACAGTCAAAAGAAGCATTTGAAGCACACAAGGCATTGAGTATTGCACAAGCATTGATTTCAACATACCAAGCGGCGGCAATGGCAATAGCATTTCCTCCAGGACCACCTATATCGTTCATATATGTAGCAGGCGCACTTGCGGCTGGTATGGCACAAGTAAGTGCAATTAAAAGTCAAAGATATTCAGGTAGATCACTTGGTGGACCTGTTACAAGCAATCAAAGTTATATTGTTGGTGAGAATGGACCTGAAATGTTTACACCAACAAACTCAGGAAGTATTACAAGAAACAGTGATGTAGGTGGAGGACGAGCGGTAGAGGTTAACTTTACAATCAACGCTGTTGACACAGCATCATTTGATGAATTATTAATAAGCAGGCAAGGTGTCATTCAAAGTGTAATTAGTGATGCAATGTTAGAAAGCGGACAAAGGAGTAGATTCTAATGGCAGACATAGTAACACTTTATCCACAAGATCCAAGTTTTAGTGGTATTAGTTTTAAAACTAACACACCAACACTGACAACTGAGACTTTTAGTGGCAAATCACGTAGAACAGGATATGGCACAAGTTTTTATTCTTGGCAAGTAAAGTATCCTACACTAACAGCAGTAGAAAGTTCAATCATTACTGGATATCTAAGTCAAACATATGGTCCTGCTTTTAGTTTTGAAATTATCTTACCTGAAATAAGTCATACAAATAGCCTAACACCAATTACCACAGGTGCAACTACAAATGGCGCAGTATCAAAAGGTGTAAAAACAGTTACACTTGCAGGATGTGGTAATGCTAAAACACTAATTGGTGGTGATTACATTAAGTTTGCAAACCATTCAAAAGTTTATCAAGTAGTAGGCACAGCCACATCAAATAGTGCTGGCGCTATGCAACTTTACTTCTCAGGTAGTTTGGTAGCAGATGTTCCAAGTGGCACAGTAATTGAATTTGATGATGTAAAATTCACAGCAATAGTTGATGCAGATGTTCAACAATATGATATTGGCGTAGGGGGTTTTACTTCATTAAGCGTCAGTATGAGAGAGACCTGGTAAATGAAAAGTTTTTATTCAGATACAGCACTGAGAGATGAATACTACCGTGATGTAAATTTTGCTGTAGACTTACTTGAATTACATCTCAAAGATTCATCAAATGGCAACGCTACCATATACCTAGCATCAGGCGGTGTTGATATTGATTACAATTCACCAACAGCACCAGAAGCAGGCACAAACACATATTCAGCACAAGGTGAGTTTCTTGCATATTCAGCAATTAACGAAGACTTTGACGTAAAGATAGGCAAGTTCTCAATCAACTTGTCAGGGCTACCTAGTGGCTACATTGATAGATTTGTAAACAAAGAACCAGAACTAAAAAGAGTGTGTGTCTATAAGGCATTTTTAAGCACCACAGATTTACAAATTGTTTCATCACCTATACTAATGTATGATGGTGTGATATACAATGTAGGCATACAAGAAAGTTCAGCAACTTGTGCAATCACCGTAGAATGTTCAAGCAAGTTTGCAGACTTTGAAAGACTAGCAGGGCGTAGAACTAACAATTGGAGTAATTGGTTATTGCAAGGTGTCAAATACGACACAGCAATGGAAAAGGCTGGTTACGTGGGCAACACAGAATTTTTATGGGGTAGAAACGAATGATTGTAAGAACAATGCGTCCAGAAGAAATAGATCTAAATGTAAATCTATTTCGTCAATATGCTGATGAAGCCAGTGAAACAAATCCAGCACTAGGTGCACAATATGATGAAAACTCAGTTATAGAGAGTATTAGAAGTCGTGTTATTGCTCCAGATGCGTGTTGGTTTAGTTTAATGGACAACGGACGTCCTGTGGGCTTTATAAGTGGCGCTCTTACACAAGCACCTTGGAACTTTGACATACTGTATGCACACATTGAAATGATCTTTGTGCTTAAAGAAAAGCGTTCAATGGATGTGTTTCGTAAATTAGTAGGTTCAGTTGAAGAATGGGCAATTAGTATGGATGCATCTAGCATAACCGCAGGTGACATTGGTATTGATCCAGAAAGAAGTAAACGTGTATATTCAAGTATTGGATTCAAAGATGGATGCTTTATGACAAAGGAGATTGAACTATGAGTGGTATAGTTAGAGCCATTAAAAAGGTTGTCAAAGGTGTAGTTAAGGCAGTCAAAGGTGTAGTCAAAGCCGTTGTCAAGGTAGTATCAAGTGTTGTTAGTTTTGTTACACAACCATTCCTAGGATTATTTGGGGGATATGATGCACCAGATGCACAAGCAGAAGCGGATCGTCAACAAGGTGTGCAACTTACACGTCAAGGCAGTGAAACAGCAATACCTGTAGTATATGGATATCGTAAAGTTGGCGGAGCAATAACATTTGCAGAAACAGGAAGCACAAACAATCAATATCTTTGGGTTGCATATGTGCTGAGTGAAGGCACAATTGAAGGCCTACGTGAAATGTTTCTTGATGACAATCAATTACCAGAAACAATTATTAGACAATTAAACAATGGACAAACTGTAGACATAACCACTGGCAAATACGCAGGCAGAGTGCAATTACAATTCAGTCACGGCATTTACAATTCAGACCCAAGCGTAAGTAATCTTGGCACTTGGAGTATTTGTAGTGATGCACCTAGTTGGAAAAACTCAATGGTATACAATGGTATGGCTGTGGTGTTTGCACGTTACTATTGGAAGAAAATAGAAACAAATGAAGATTCAGAAGCAAATCCATTTAGTGGAAGCATACCAGATTTAAAAGCCTGCATACTAGGTAAAAAGGTTGCCGCACTTACAGGCACACCACAAAATTACACCTACGCAAACGCACCAACAAGATATTCAACAAACCCTGCAGAATGTATTTTAGATTACCTACGTAATCCGCGTTATGGTAAAGGACTTGTTAATGACGATATTGATTGGGCTAGTTGGCAAGCAACATCAGCCAAATTCAACACAGTAGTAGAATATGTAAGTGGTATTAGTGGACCAATACACACATTTAACTTTGTAGTAAACACTGGCAACACTATATTCAACAACATCAAAACAATGTTACCCAACTGTAGAGCATATATGCCTTACATACAAGGTAAATTCAAATTAAGAGTAGAAGACGCTGGCAATGACACAGATATTACCAGCGGTGTGGCAACCATTGTGGCAACATTTGACAAAGACAACATAGTTGGAGATATTACTTATGGTGCTGTTGAAGCAGGATCAAAATATAACCAAGTAAGTATAACCTACGTCAACCCAGACAACAAATGGTCAAATGATACGGTTGTGTATCCTGAGACTGAAGCAGAGAGACAAACATACATTAACAAAGACGGTGGGCGTGTAAACAAACTTGACGCAACATTTGGCGCTCTTACAAACTATGCCATTGCAAAAGATATGGCTAAACTAATTTTTAATAAATCACGTTATCAAGAAAGTGCCGCACTAACAGTAACTTCACAAGGTCTTGAATTAGAAGTTGGTGACAACATTAGAATACAAAGTCATATGTTGAACTTTGGCACAACACCTTGGCGTATTGTTTCAATCAAATACAACAACGATATGAGCGTGGCATTGGCGTGTGTTAGAAACCCAGACTCAATATATCCACACACAAGAGTTGGTGAAGAAGATATTGTATTGCCTACCTATACACCAAGAGGCGCATCAATTATCTATCCTGAGTTTGACACTACTATTCCAATTGGACTTGTTCCGCCTACTAATGGAGTTGTTCCTATTGTTCATTTACCGCCAAGCATAACTGGTGTTTCACCACAGACGTTTGGATCACCAGGTATAAATGCAGTTACAGTATCAGGCATAAACTTTCAAACAGGTCTAAGTGCAGTATTCATTGGCGATGATGGCACACAATATACACCAAACTCAACATCATTAAACAGCACCAGTGAAGTAGTAATACAAACTATTGCTTCAATGGATAGTTCCAATCAACCATATGATGTTCAAGTTCAAAATACTAGTGCGTTTGGTAGTTTGAGTGCTAGACAAAATAATGTTTTAAGAATTGACGGAACTACAGGAACACCAGATGATCCAATACAAGATCCGCCAATTGTTACACCTCCAGATGATCCTGGAATTACAGATCCACCAAGTGATCCACCACCACCAGGTGAACCACCTACAAATCCACCAGTAGTAGTGCCTGAACCATTGCCACTTACAGATATTGCAGATATTACAGTTATTGATTACTCTGCTGAAGGTGACCTAGTATATGCTGACATTTATTTCCGTCAGCCACAGAATCCAGCATATCTTTGCCTACAAGTTTATTACCAAAGACAAGGTAGAGATGAACCTTGGAGATATTTAGAAGTTAAAGATCGTCCAGGTCCTGGCGAAACAGCAAGTTTCAAATTAGGTCCTTTTGCGGCTAATTCACGTTCAAGTATCACAGTTAGAACAAGAGTAAAATATGGTAGTGGAGAATATTCTACTAAAATAAACTCAGTATTTCTAACACCAGGTGCGGCAGTTGACACTAGTGAGCCTAAAGACTTTATAGAAACAGTAGGTCCAGGTTGGACACCACCTGAAGTAGGCACTACAACAGACAGAGACAACACGTTCTCTAAAATTGAAGCAAGAACACAACTTAGCGGGGGCACACCTAAGTCACCAAGGGAAATTGACTTTACACTAACACAAGAAATATATAATGATCCAATCAACTTTGATGTTAATGGTGTAAAAATATATTACAAACCAACTATTGCAACGGTTTGGAATTATCAAGAGTTTCTATTTGGCACAACTCAAAATGATTATGTGCCAGGCACAGCAAACACAGTAACAATGAGCGTGTTTGGAAATCCAATATATCCTTCATCACCAACAAATGATCAACAGCACTATGATTTCATTCTTAGGCTTACATACAAGGATGGCAAGGAAAGTGTAAAACAAGTAAGATTTGAGGGCTTAAAAGTAGAAGTCAATGCGTTTGGTTTTTATGACTTTGATCCTACATATGGTGCGGCAACAAGAACAGAGGATCACACCGCTGTTAATATTG